GTGCATGTTTTATAGCCTCGCACACATTAGGCATATCTCTTCTGGTGTAGGCTATCCTATAGCAAGTCACTTAGACTTCGGAAGGTGATGCCCTTGCTCTACTAACCACTTATAGAAACTACCCCTATCAGCACTAGCTAACCTTGCAGCTTGTGATATTGTGCAATTAGTTTCCTTCCATATTTTTAAAGCCTCCTCCCTAGCTATCCTAGTTTCCTCCTTCGTCGATCTGCCCCTTGTAGTATGGTCTATTATATCTCCTGCCCTCATAAACATTTCTATTTTACCCCTTAGGCTTTCCATACATCTAACTGCACTCACCCTAGATTCTGCCGTTAAGTTTGATTCTATCATATATCTGTAGTTTTCCCTTCTAGGAGCTTCTAATGCCCCTAGAAGGCGTTTTGTTTGGTTACAAGGGTGTTACCCTTAAGTGGTTATTGTAAGCCCATATAGAGCCTCTGAGTGTTAATTCCTTGTGTACTTACTGGTGGTTATCTAAGTAACTCCTCCTCATAATAAGTCTCGAAGTCGTGCCTTTCATTAGTGGCAATGTGTCCAATGTGATTTATGTAGTGGTGTGGTGCTCCATAGCTATAGGTATTTTCGTGCTCAGTTATTGACCATATCTGATTATCGTCGAAGCCTGCTTCTTTTGCCTCCTGCCAAGATGAAAACCAGTCTCCTGATTCTCTGCCTATTTCCTCAAATGGAAACTCTCCTTTTATTATTTTCATATTGTGTTTTCAAGTTTAGTTACTAAGTCTTGCAAGTGTTCAATATCATTAATTGATATGTCGCTAGGTTCATCCAATAGGCAAGCTATGGATATTGATAACTCTTTTAATGTGTCGTTCATAGTGTGCGTGGTTAGTGTTTATTTATTAAATGATACCCAAGTAATTTCTTCTTGGTTTTTATAATCATATAAAGAAAATCCTTCATAGGCATCGCCTTCGTCATTTACTCTAAGAATTATATCGTAGTTCAATAGCTTGTCAGTCGGTGAGTTTGGCAAGTCTACTTGTAAGTGTGTGTCTTCTAGTGTCATAGTGTGAGCTTGTTATTTATTGTTTGACGGATTTCCATATAGAAGGAGCAACTTTTGTGTCGTATTCTGTTTTTAAGTGTGCCTTGTAGTTGATTAGCTTTTCTAAGGTTGCCATAGATGCACCCCCAAAGTGTACTGCAGTAGATAATTCGTCTTCGGTGCATATACCTTTTTGAATTATTTCGTCACATTTAAAAAAGTATTCACTTTTTTTGTAGTAGTATTCTGCTGTTTCTTTTTCCATAGTATTAGTTGGTTAGTGGTTTATTCGTTGCTATAGATTATAATCTCTCCATTAGTCGGATCATCAGTAATTGAATCTCTTATCTCAATGTGGCTAACCCAATAATTTACTTCGGGTTCGTGGCCATCGTTGTTAGTTCTTTCTTCAATACCCTCGACTACTCTTATTAAATAGTTCGCTGATAGTGGAGTCTCTTCTATGCATTCCTGTAATGCTTTTATTAATTCTTTTGTATTCATAGTGTGTATTAGTTAGTGGTTACAATATGCAATCAATAATGATTGCAATTGCTATAAAGGCTAAGCTGCCGGTAGTTGTAAAGAATATTATTATAGCATCTTCAGCGTGTCGCTCAGTTTTTACGGCCTGAGTTTTTACTAAGTCTTTTATTAAGTTTTTCATAAGTGTTTATTTGTTGCGTGATTTAAGTTTCTTTTGAGTTTCGTTAAATTGCTTACTTTGCTGTGGAGTCATACCACAAAAGTAATTTAGTAAGTTGCCCTGATAGCTATCAAATAGCTTTTCTAAGCTAGGTCTTTTAGTGTTTTGGTTTTTCATATTATTTATAATTATTTATTAGTTTATTATTTAGATGGAAGGGGTAAAAACTGAAAAGGTAAATCCTAGCCCCTTTAAAGCTCTTATATCTGAATCGGTAACGGTAGTGCGTCCCGTTAATTGACTAATTAACTTTGCCTGTTCTGGATCAGTAATGTACTTCAGTTCGTTGCCATAAACGTTCTTAATTTGTACTTCAATATTCATTTGTACGGAGATATTCATAATTTTTAGTAGGTTAATATTTAGTGTTATTATTAAGCTTTATTACTTAATATAAATCGCAGTAAAAAGTCTTTTTCTGTAAAAATCAATAGTTTATTTAACTTTTTTTTAACTGCTTAAAATGCATGTAAGATATATCCCTACAGAGTAGAAAAAAGACATATATACGAATAATTTTTCGTAAATAGGAAAGCATGAAGTAAACTTCTTATAATTATTAATGTAAGAATCTAAATACACGAATAATTTTTCGTAAATAGGGGGGAGGGGGTCAAATTGTCACACGTCTCTTTGTAGTAGTATACATAAACTGCGTTTTAAAAAATGTAATCTAATTGGGCTATATTTTTACAGTATCCTTATGAGGTGCATTTTGCACCTTTGGGTCTAAATTTGACATACCCTAAAGTGCAATATACACCTTTGGCTATGAAATCGTTATTAGATGGGGTTGAGTGGAGATACAACCCTGTATGGAGTTTGATGGAAGACGGAGAAGGTATATGGGGAGATGATCGCTTGAGTTTAAAGGCTAAGGGCATATGGGGGTATATGAAGTCTAAGCCTGCTACCTGGGACTTCAGTGCTAAGAGGATAGCTATGGAGAGTAAGGATGAGACTAAGAGTGTGCAGAGGGGTATGAGAGAGTTAGAGAGTTGTGGTTATTTGAGTAAGAGGAAGTTAGGTAATGGTAGGGTACAATACAAACTGGCACAAGAATCATATATAGGTGCAGAGCCTAAGATTGATAAGAGTAGTTTAGAAGATAGATATGGGGATAGGTATGAGTTCTGAAGAGACACAGATAGATTTAAAAGATAGGATGAGGGATGCGCTTGCCCCTATGCTTGCTATGGAGCAAGAGAGAACAGCAAAGAATAGTTTGTCTAACAATAATCCTGATAGATGGCTTGCTGCTGCTTCTATGTTCTTAGCCGGCTCTAGTATGCACGATGTAAAGAAGGAGTTAGATATGCATCATTACATAGCTAGGCGTATCAATGGCATAGTAAAAACTTGTGATGAGGCTAGGGTGTTTAGGCAGGAGAGGGCTATGCAACTAGCCTCTACTATAGATGAGATTAGTAGTATAGGGGAGAAGATAGCTGCTAGTTACCTAGACGGCTCTGCTGAAGCAGAGGAAAAGATAAAGAAGGCAGAGACTAAAGACTTAGCTAACCTAGCAGTAGCACAAGAGAAGTTGCACAGAACCTTTGATAATGTGACAGGTAACAACGTGCAGAAGATAGAGGTTAGGCATATAACAACTCCAGAAGAGGCTATGAGTCTTATAGATTCGCTGCCAGAGGCAGAGGTAATAGATGTAGAAGAAGATGCAGTGGACTAGACATCCAACAATACCTACGCCTAACAAGGCAAGGCTCAAGGCTCTACTAGACTCAAAGGGAGCACAAGCTGTATATGATGTATGGAAAGCAAGAGAGGATGCTATAAAACTTACCCTAGACGATCCCCTACGCCACGGAGTAAATTTAATTAGTTGGGATAGGATTAGGTGGGCTTTGTCTAAGTACAATGAGGTCTTAGTTCTTGGTGGTAATCGTGGTGCTAAGACTACTGGTATGGCTAAGATATTCATGGAGTCCATTACCAAACATATGGATGGGCATGTAGTGTTGTTCTCACAGAATGCTGATACATCTGTAAAGGTTCAACAGGCTGCTATATGGGAGTTTATGCCCAAGGAGTTCAAGCGTAAGACTAAGGGAATAGAGGGATACATTAACTACTCTATGCAAAATGGTTTTACTGGACAGTCGTTTATCTTCCCAGACACTAGAACAAGAGTAGACTTTAAGACCTACACACAGTTTAGTAATAACCATACAATATTAGAAGGTTTTGAGTTTGGGTTTCCTCATCTGGGCAATCACCCGGAGAATGTAGGTATTGGTAATGATGAGTATCTAGGAGACTCTACGCTTATTAACACACAGCGTTTTCGTCTAGCTACTAGGGACTCTAGGCTAATCACAGGGTTTACCCCTATCGATGGATACACAGAGCTCATTGCTGACTATCTAAGAGATGCAGAGATACTAGAAACTAAACACGCAGAACTAATAGATGAGCCTGTGCCTGTAAAGCAG